TCAGCGAGAAATACGCGGAAAAACGTCTATGGAAAAAGAAGAATGCCGTTGGCCACGGGCGTTTTTCTCTGTTTTTGTAAAATCTATTCTTTCAATCACATTCTTCAGAGCTGTATTTTTATCTGCAGCATCAAAAGTATCCCATGCATTTAGAAGCTCCTGACATTTAGGGACAAATGTGGAGCGGTTCTTTTTCGACAAATCGAGACGCACGATATCAGCATTCACAGATTCAATTTTCTTATCAAAATCTTTTATTTTATCTTCCAGAGCAGTAGAACGCTCAAAGAAAATCTCTTTTGTATAAATCCCCTGCTCTAATAAATCGAATAAGGATCCTCGTTGCTTCAGAGTTGTCTCCTTTTCTTTTTCCAAATTCACAAGAATGGACCGGAGAGATTCTTGCTCGGAATCATCTGTACTTTCAAAATTGTTTACCTTGTAGTCAGCTATGTAGTTGCGGATCCATTCCAGGACAGCGTTTTCGAGTTCGTCAAGTTCAATAGCTACAGTGGCGCATCCGGCATATTGGCAAATAAGATAATCACGAGGCTGTTTGGCGGACATTTTTTTTCTCACCATGACACGCCCGCAACAAGAACACCGGACAATTCCGGCGAACGGGTTCTGAATTCTACAGCTACGTTTTACCGGAGCGGTCATGGAAGAGTTTACAGAGTTCGCCCGGTAATAGAGATCTTCCGAGATACATCCAGGATGTTTTCCTTTTACTAAAATATAATCATCTGCCTTCGGACGGCTAGTTGCGATTTTTCCATTTACAATTGCTTTTTGTGATTTTCGATAATTCCAACGTAACATCCCTATATTTACAGGGTTTGAAATGATTGTTTTTACAGTAGCCGGATTAAAAGGCTTTCCACTACGAGAAACGATTCCCATGCCGGTTAATGCAGAACAGGTCTTCTGGAATCCGTATTTTTTATTCCCCATAAAATCATACATCAGTTTCAAAACCGGATTTTCTTTTTCGTCTGGTACGAGCGTAAAATGCTTGCAATCATCCGCTTTTACACGCCTCCAACCGTATGGAGCGATGTTGCCGACATAATATCCGTCTTTTACAGATCGAATACGCCCAGCCTGCATCCTACGTTTAATAGTGGCATATTCACGCCGGGACATAAAAAGAGAGAACTCGAAGTATTCGTTGTCGTTCTCAATCGCTGGATTATAAGTCTTTCCTGGAGTGACGATCAGAGTGTTGGAGTAGAAGAAAGCTCTCTGAACACGTCCTTGATCAATAGTGTCACCTCTGGCAAGACGTTCCACTTCCATAACAAGGACACCTTCCCAGATACCGGATTCAACTTCGGATAAAAGGCGGACCATTTCCGGTCTAGCATCGATGCTATCTCCGGATACGACTTCTCTGTAAATAGCTCCGATCGGAAGGCTTCTGGCACGTGCAAGTTCAAGAAGAGTTTCCTCATGACGTTTCAAAACATCAATTCCGAGTGCTTCAAGGTCGGAATCTTTTCTGGATTTTCTTAAATAAATTACATACATAATGCATCAGCTCCTTTGTATTTTATGTAAAAAAGGGTACAAAAATAACAGCCTGAGAACTTTTGTTCTCTTGCGTGGCTGCTCCGGAGATGATACAATATTATTTGGAATTGGGTATCTCTTCGGAGAACTTAATAGAAACATATTGGCGTATGTTTCATCGCTCGACCGTTCCTGTTGACGCAGGAGCGGTTTTAATTTTTACGGATTACAATGTCCGCAAGGTGAATATCCTTGAGCTATCAGATCATCTCGTGTTCCTTCGTAAGCCCAGTAATTCTCTTGCTTGATTTTGTTGACATCTCTGCAAGAAGGAATATGAAATTTACCGGTACTTGTATTAACGACATAAGAAGAAGTTTGCGGTTGCTGTGCTACTGGTTGGTCATTTACAATTTGTTCTTGTTCTGATTGCTGCGCGGCAGCTTCTTCAGCCTGCTTTTGAGCTTCGGCTGCAGCAATAGCGGCTTTGTCTTCAATGCTGATGGTCAAAGAATTGCTTTTAACATTACCGCAGGAAACAGAAAGATCATAAGTGCCGGCTGAATCGGCAGAGAAAGTAAGTTTTCCATCTTGGTTTTTAAATACACCACCAGAACTTTCGCAGCTTAATTTATCGATGTTTCCGTCTGCTGGATTAACTGCCATATCAATAGGGATTTCTGTATTGATATCATAAACAGTGGATGTATCAGCAGAAAGAGTAATTGATTCAACTGCAGTAACTTTTTTGGACGCAGTATTATTCTTGGAAGTGTCTTCTTTATCAGAATCAGAGCATGATCCAGCAAGCCCGATGATAAGGATAAATATAATAATTCCAGTTAAACAACCGCAGCCTTTCTTTTTGGGCGATTTATATTTTGCTCCAGAAGAATTACCAGAGGAAACATTCCCGGATCCGCCGTTAGAGCTAAAAAGATTCAAACGGTTTGAAATTTCACCGGAATATGTTTTGTATGTTCTGGTAAAAAAGAGACCAACTAATAAAAGGAAAAATCCAAATAAAAAGCTACTATTAAAGAAACACATTACAGTAAGAAGATAAGCAATAATAGAAAGAACTAAAAATATTGTCTTATAGTGCTGTAATGAATCTGTTGAAAACTTCTCTAATGAAGCGTTTGGCGCAGAAGCTTGCTGCGGAATATTTTCACCGATATTATTATTGGATTCATGCAGTTGCTTTGCACTGGAATGTTTATTAGATCTGCCACCAGACGAAGATGTGTAATACATTCCAGTTCCCGGAATTCCAACGGAAGAGGTCTTCTTACCGGTTGAACTTATTGTTTTGTGAACTCCTTTGCCACCGAAAGTAACGCTGGTACTCTTTTTGTTGAGGTTGACTTTTACTCCGGGAGCTACTTTAATACTCTTTCTAAATCTTAATCCCATAAGCCGCGCCTCCTTAGTACTTTACTTTCTTTTCTCATAAAAATTACCCCCTTGTAAAGTATTTTATATAATCGCATATGCGGTTATATTCATCGTACATAGTTTTTTAAAATTCAGCAGATAATAACTGCATGGAAATCCTATTATCTAAAATCATGCACAAAAGAAATCTAACGGTACGTCAAGTAGAACAGATGACCAAAGTCCCAAAATCCACCATAAATGATATTATGAATGGAAAATCACCACGGCTGGACACATTGGAACAGCTGGCAGCAGGGCTGAAAGTCAGAATATCTGATCTGTATGATTCCCCGTACAAATAAGTGTCCGAAATCTCGGACAAATTTAAAAAACGCGTTACTTCTCCAGTTTTGGATTGTTATTGTAGTAGAAGCTATAATAAACAGAACAAATGTTTGCCAAACTCTTGAAAATATTTGCTACAAGATGTAATATAAAAACAAACATACGTTCGGAAACGCCGAGACTGGAGGGGTACGAAATGAGTAATGAAGAGTACAAAGAATACATAATTGAAATGATCCAGAAAATCAACAATCCAGAACATCTCAAACGTATATTCAATTATGTACATAAGTTTTTTATCAGAAGAACGGGCAGGTAAGCCCGTTCTTTATTATGTAAAAATACTCTTCAAATATTCTTTTAATACCTGTCTCTGATCAGCTGAAAGTTCCAGATACTTTTCAATAATTTTCTTATCAATATCATCCAGATTATAATCTTCAGCAATCTCATCAACCACACTTTCAGGAGTGCCAGTGAACATGTCACCTTTTCCTTCGGTAAGCCAGAAATAATTTACACGAAATTCTCTGCAAATGGATTTAGCAGTTTGTTCTGTTAAATTGCGCTCATTTTTTTCTAATTTAGAAATTGCTGTGTTGGAAACACCGATACGGCGACCAAATTCTTCTTGACTCATGCCGAGGTCCTTACGCAACTGACGTAAGCGTTCGCTTGTAGACATTTGAAGTCCTCCTTTCTATGTGATTCTGTAATCAGAATACACCTAAAAATCCCCTCTGTCAATATAAATGCAAAAAATATATTGACAAACTAGACAATGGGGAATATTATATAGACACAGGGGAGAGATAATTAGACAGAAAGAGGTGAGGATAAATGGTAAATGCAAATTTATATGCAGACACAGTAAAAAAGAAAAAAGATGATGCAAAAGAATTGGTTGCCATCCTAAATAAGATTCCAGAAGAAAAGAAAGGTGAAGTCATTGGAATCGTAAAAGGATATGCGCTTTGTGCGGAGAATCAGAGAGTGAGGTGAGGAAAGATGGATATTTACGAAGAAATTTCATTATTTGCCAAAAGGCAGAGGGATGAAGTCAGCAAAGAAAAGAAAAAAAGGAGAAGACAGGTGTGCATTGATCCTGATTCGGTTATAGGAAAAGAAATCATGTATCAAACAGCATTACTGCATGAAATATTGTATGAAATTAGAGGAGGCAAAACCTCCCCTAAAAAAATTAGTGGTTCTCAAATGCAAAAGCAGAAGAATCAAAAGTCTCTTTGAGACGATTGAATTCTATGTCGGTCCATTGATGAGAATGATCTGTCTTGTAATTGGTAAGTAATTCAGACATATAGCTGTCAAAAAGATGGAAAATTTCTTCAGCTTCATCGCGTTCTAAGACCGCGAATTGAGAATAGTAAAGAGCTTCAGAAGCAGCGAATTTGGATGCGGCAACATTCAAATAAGAGATAGCAACTGAATTGTTTACGGATTCGTCAAAAATGCAATCGTGAGAGTATTGAGCATATAACATAGCCTGACGCATAAGAGATTTAAAGTTTTCAATTAAAGTAAAATCTTCTGAATGCATAAAAATCCTCCTTTCATAAATACTCGGCATGGTAATGCCTGTAGTTAAAGTATAGGAGAATCTGATGAAAAGGGCAACAGGAAAGAAAGAGGTGATGAAATGCAGGAATTGTTGAAAATTAGTTATGAAGCAGAAAATCCGACTGTTTCAGCAAGAGAGTTGCATGATCAGCTGAATATCGGGACCAAATTCACAACATGGTTTCAAAGAATGACTGAATATGGATTTTCTGAAAATACAGACTACAAAACTTGCTACCCAAATTTGGGAAGCGAGAACCACGGTGGACAGAACATGGTTGACTATCAGATATCTGTGGATATGGCAAAAGAGATTTGTATGATCCAGCGATCACCGGAAGGCAAGCGGATCCGCCAGTACTTTATAGATCTGGAGAAAGCATGGAACACACCGGAACGGATATTTGCCAGGGCATTAAAGATGGCAGACAAGACTATCGAAGAACTGAAGCACAATAATGCAGCCCTTCTGGAAGATAATGTCCGGATGAAACCGAAAGAAGTATTTGCGGATGCGGTAGCAACAAGCCAGAGCACAATCCTGATTGCGGATCTCGCAAAGCTCCTGAAGCAGAATGGCGTGGATACCGGCCCGAAGAGACTCTTTGAGTGGTTGCGTGCGAATGGTTATCTGATCCGGAGGAAAGGAACAGACTACAATATGCCAACGCAGAAGTCAATGGAGCTGCAGCTGTTCCAGGTAAAAGAGTCTACGGTAAATAATCCGGATGGATCCGTGAGAATCAATAAAACTACAAAGGTTACAGGCAAAGGTCAGCAATATTTTATCAATAAGTTTTTAAAAGAGTAGGCGAGGACAAAGTAAGAAGGACAATCTGGACAGCATAGCATAAAAAGAGGTGATGATAGATGATTGTTGAAACCATGCAGATCGGAAACGCAACCATACGGGTGCATGATGATTGTTTTAAAAAGACGAAAGAGGAAATGCAGCAATGTGCAGATGGATTTTTCAGAGTTCTGATCGAAGCTGCAGAGAGAAAAAAGGAGAAAACCGCGTAAGCGGTACCGGTTGGACAAGCAAAGGAGGGATAAGAGATGTTTTATAAAATTGCAAAGGCATTAAGTAAAGCGACTATTATTTTGGGATTTGTGCTTATGGTTGGTGGCGGTTCGGAAAAGAGTCAGGAACTGTTTTATTTATATGAAGCACTTGGAATAGTCACGTTTGCCGCCGGAGCGTTTGCACTGGAATGTTTTTGGTATCAAGAGCACCAATATCGGAAAAGGAAAATAAGGGAGGCGAAGGAGCATGCCGGAGGAGAAGCAGCGTAAGAAGCGGATTCGGGTGGAGAAGCTGGATGAGTGGATTGAGACTTTGAAATCAATAGAAAGAGTCAACCGTGATTCCGAGTATTTCAAACAAAATGCAATCCCATATTTGGAACAATATGTAGACAGCCTGAAAGAAGCTGGCAGAAAAACAGTAGTATTGGAGGACAAGCAGTGAAAACAGTAAAAGTAACACCGGATAACATTATTTCGATAATAAATGTAGATTTTGATGATTTCCGTGATCTGCAGAAAGCAGTAGGCGGGCATTTTGAAACTGTAAGCACAAAAACCTTGTATGAGACGTTTAAAATGCCGATGATCATGCTAGTGGATGAAGATGGACGGAGCAAACAGAAAGAAGTAAATCGTCTAGGAAGCTATTTCTATGATGCAGACAAACACGGATGGCCGATCCTGGGAGATGTCGTATTTGCAATTGCAGCCGGAGAAGATATTGAAGCACCGGATGATGCGGAAGCTCTGATGGTATTCCTGAAAATGAATTTTTCGTACTTAAAAGAAGAATAAAAAACGCTTGCGAAAAGAAATATCGCAAGCGCCGCAACCATAAAGGTACACGAATAATCTAAGCACTTATAGTGTACCTTTTAGCGGCTGGAAAGTCAAGTATTTACAGGGCGACTGCCCTTTTTAATAACTTGATAAGACTATTAAAGTTATGAGGACACGCTATGAGAATCAGACGAGTGACATACGATTTGGGAAATGTAATAGAGAGACAGGAATATCTGGATGGAAGATATGGAGCACCGGGAGAGAAGAGAGCCAAAAAGAAGAAGGCCACACCGGAGGAAGTGGAGCAGGTCAACCAATGGACCAAGGAGAGGAAAGCACGTCACAGACTCCGGATGTATTTCAAAGTAAATGATTACTTTTTCACACTCACATATCCGAAAGAAGAACGTCCGCCGGACATGAAGCAGGCAAAGCAGGATTTCAAAGAGTTTTACCTGTTCTGCAAGAAGGAATACAAGAAAAGAGGACAGGAGCTCCGCTGGATCCGCAATATTGAATGTACCCCGTCCGGTAACTGGCACGTCCATGTAGTTCTGAACCGAATTCCGGACACTGATCTGATCATAGCTGCAGCATGGAAGCATGGGAAAGTCCGAAACAAGCAGTTACTCTACGAAAAAGGTGAGTTCCGGAAGCTGGCGCAATATGTTACCAAAAACGAGAAAACCCAGAAAAAATACGTGGATGAGGGCGTACTGGATCATGAGATTGCAGAAGCCAATTTTTCTACGTCTCGAAACATGCCGCTTCCAGAACCAAAAACAAAGATTTTATACCGGTGGCCGAAAGAACCGAAACCACCAAAGGGATATTACATAGCAAAGGATTCTTTTTACGAAGGGATCAACAAAGCAACCGGATTCCCGTACAGACACTACGAAATGATCCGGATAAGGAGAGAAGATGAAGATAGAACTATACACAGAGGTAAACTTCCGGGGACCAACCGCAAAAAACGGAAAGTGCATCGCTCTGGTAGAATGCAAGACTAAGAAAGGACCGGCGGTCAAAGCACAGATCGAGACCGAACAGAACACGACCTACCACAGAATGAGCATGATTGCTATCCTTGTCGGTCTGAGAATGCTCCGGTCGTGTGAAGTGACTGTCTACACGCCGGATCAGTTCCTGGTCACAACCATAAACGAAGGAAATATGGACAAATGGAAACGGGAAGAGTGGCGCAGACCACATGGAAAAGAGATAAAAAACAAAGAGCTCTGGCAGGAGCTGTCAGAGCAGATGGAAAAACACTGTGTAACCCTTGAGTTTTCCGAGTATACACGGTATTCCGATAGACTACAGTTCAAAATGAGATAAAAACAGGAGAAAACCTTGAAAACACCGAGAAGGAGAGGAATTTGAAATGACAACCAGTGGAATCACGAATATCAACGCCAAGCTGATTCACCAGCATCCGGATAACCCACGAAAAGACCTGGGCGATTTATCAGAGCTGAGTGAGTCGATCAAGAAGAAAGGAATTATGCAGAATCTTACGGTAATTCCGGGATACTGGGATGAAAACCGGGCGCACCACGATGAAGGATACACGCTGATCATCGGGCACCGCCGGTTCGCCGCCGGAAAAATGGCAGGCGTAACTATGTATCCATGCCGGATCGTAGAGGACATGAGCTACAAAGACCAGGTCGGAACCATGCTGGAAGAGAATATGCAGCGCATCGACCTGACACCATTGGAACAGGCAGAAGGCTTCCAGATGATGTTAGATCTTGGAGATACGGAAGAACAGATTGCGGAAAAGACCGGATTCTCCAGGACGACTGTACACCGGAGGTTAGAGATCGCAAAGCTTGACCGGGATCTGGTGAAGGAAAAGACGGATGAAGACGGGGTATATCAGCTGAATCTAAAAGACCTTGCCCAACTGTCGAGAATCGAAGATGTTGAAACAAGGAACAGAATATTGAAAGATGCTGCAGATTCAAGACAGATTAAGTGGAAAGTAGAAGCGGAGATTAAAAACAAAGAGAGGGAGAAGAATAAAAAGATTATTGTCGAGCTCTTGGAGACAGCAGGAATCAAGAAAGCTACAAAGGAGATAGAGAGAAAACGTTATACCGAAGAGGTGAAAGATAAAAAGAGCATTCCACTGGATAAAGAGCCACCAGAAGAACTTAATATCCATGGGACAAATCTTTTTTGGCTGGAAAGCTGGGATGGAATTTGCGTAGTAGAAAAACTACCAAGAAAACCAAAAGAAGAAACGGAATGGGACAAACAGCAGAAAAAGAATAAGGAACTGGAAGCTCTGCAGAAAAAAATGGATGCCAGGAGACAATCGTTTATCAGGATGATCATAATCGGGAAAATTGAATTGCTGAAAGGCGAAGAACGTCAGAAAGTGATTGAAAAGATGATCAGAACTCTGACAGAAGTCGGAGGATGGATAAATGAAAGGAGATTTAGTGAGGTTTACACAGGGAAAGAGTGGTACGGTATGCCGGAAGAAGAACGAAACGAGATCAGAGAAAGAATACGGCGGGAAGACATCCAGATACTGCTTTTGACTGTACTCAACGGTACGATGGATAGCACAGGAAGTTTAGTAAACTATGACGGTGGATTTGATGCGAAACGAGGGCGTGAATGTCAGAAATGTTTCAAAATTCTGATGCGCTACGGATGGAGTTACGAAAGAGAAGAGGCAGATCTGGTTTACGGCAACCATGAGCTATACAAAAAGGAGTCCTAAGATGGAGCAGTTAAGTGTAGAAGACTGGAAACCGGATGCCTGCCCGAAAAATATAACCGTAGAAGAATATCTGGCCACATTTCCCAAAATCAAATTAACCCGCCGGGAATATCTCCAGACAATTCCCTTGTATCATGCGGCTCTGTACCTTGCAGAGACAACCCAAAAAGTACACAGTTCACAGGAATGGTATCTGTATTTAAACGAAAAAGTAGATCAAAACGGGGAGGTGTTATCTGATGAATATGATGTTTCCGAAACCAACCAAGAAGAAACGTAAGAAGCACAAAAAAAGCATTATGCAGCCAAAAGACGATCGTCGGTGTTATCTGTGCATGTTACTGGATGGAGATTTTACATATAAGCCATATTTGGAAGAGCATCACGTTTTGTTTGGTAATACCCATGCATTTGCAGAGGCGGAAGGGTTAAAAGTCAATCTCTGCCTGGAACATCACCGGAACGGACCGGCAGCAGTCCATAACAATGCCAAGAACGCGCGGATCCTGATGGCGAAAGCCCAGGAAGTGTACGAAAGAACCCACACCAGGGAAGAATGGATGAAAAACGCCGGAAAGAATTATTTATAGGCACCACAGGAAGTTAATATATCACAATTTCGCAGAGTGCATGGCTGCCCGGTGCGGCAGCCAGAAAGGAGCGACATGAAGAAAGAGTTACTGGAGATCAAAAGAACTCTAACAATAGACAGGTACAATATCACAAGGATAACCGGATATATCGTAGATAATGACCGGAACTGCAGGTTGGAATTTGTCAAAAACTTTTTAAACCTCGAAGAGACGGAAATGTTCAAATACTTGGATATCTTCAAAAAGGTTTTATCCGGAAAGCCTGGAAGAAATATGTTTCGGCTGGAGTTTAAGGAGGAAACAAGAAAGCAGCATCTGGCCACGATTGTAAAAACAGGATTAGAAGACAATGATGTACGCCGGATCTTCCTGGAAGAGATTGCAGAGTCTATTGGCATATCGAATAAGGGGTATTCTTTGATACTAATTGCCAGTGGAATCTACGACATTCCGGGAATTGCCATGGACGGAGCGGATCTGGATGAAAGTGAAGAGGTTTATGAGTACATGATCGGATGTATCTGCCCGGTAAGCTTATCGGAAGCAGGATTATCTTATAAACCAGAACTGGCAGATATTCAGGAACGTACAAGAGACTGGGTAGTAAGTATGCCGACACAAGGATTTTTATATCCGGCATTTACAGACCGTCACGAAGATCCGGAACATATCTGGTACTACAGCAAAGTTCCGGATAAACCGGACGCAGGCCTGATCACGCAGACACTCCGATGCGGGATGCCATCCACACCAAAAGAGCAAAAAGAAGCTTTTAGGGAAGGGTTAAATGCAGCAGACGGAAAAGTAAGCCTGGAGCAGGCGAAAGATATTTATCATTACCTTGGAAGAATCCGTGAAATAAAAGCAGAATCCAACAACCGGATATTAAAAGGCGCGGAGTTGGAAAACGTATTAAAAAGCATCGGGATAGATCCGGAACTGGCAGCAGAAAAAACAAAAGACTGTGACGCGGCTGAAATCGATGCGGACAACACAGTAAGCACGAAGACATTTGAGATTGGTCTTCCGGATGCACATGTAACAGTAAGCGCAGACAGAACGGACCTTGTTACCTTAGAAGCGATTAACGGAGAAAGGTACATTCTGGTAAAAGCGGACGGAGACATAAATGCAAATGGAATCATTTTAGAGAACCGGGAGGGTGAGAAAGACGAAGAGGAAGACGACTAAACCCGGCAATATGCGGGCGTTCATATACTCGGTAAGCAAGAAAATGCGCAAGGTAAGACGGAAAGGAACAAAAAATGAAAGTTGGAGATAAAGTACAGTTAAGGCGCAGGATCTCCCAGAAGGGAGGTAAAACCAGACTCGCCACGGAAAAAGTCACGATTCTTGGAATCTATCCGCATCATATACAGGTCAGAAACCAGAAAGGGATTGTGAGGAGCTATATAAACTGGGAGTGGCAGCAGTTGACAAGTAAAGAAGGAATGGAAGGCGTGGAATCATGGCGCAGGAAGGGGTAACAATGGATAGATTGACAGAATGGATTGGCGAAGGAGAAGACCGACACGCTATACCAAGAATGGATTTGAGAAAAAACGGACACCAGGCGTGCTGTAATAAGCTGGCAGAATATGAGGATTTAGAAGAGACTGGAATGATCTTGAAATGGATTCCGGTGAAATGGCATGTGATATTGGATGCCGAACGGGAAGAGGAAGGAATACCGGATGATATAGTCTACTATCTGGACTGCCCGATGCCGGAAAATGGTAAAGAAATAATAGTAACAGACGGAAAAAGGGTATGGACCGATAAGCACTGCATAGATATTGTAGGACATTGTTTGGAAAGTGGAAACGATTGGAAAGATATAAAAGCCTGGATGCCACTTCCAAAACCATACAAGAAAGGCGGCAACAATGACTGAAAAAGAAGTATGCTTGATGTGTGAAAACTATTCAGAAGATACGAAATGTGATCAGAAAGATAGCTGCAAACTCATGGCAGTATTAAAAGAAAACTGGGCACTAAAGAAAAAAGTAAGTCAGTTGAAACACCAATTGGATGAATCGGAGCTGAAAAGATCATACATGGTAAATCCAAGTGCAATTGGATACCGTAATGATATGGGGTGGTAAAGCAAATGGGACGGAGTATTTATTTCACAGATTTGGAGATTGAAAAGCTGATTGATTATGTATCTGATTCAGTTGAACTGTTGGGAGAAGCAGAAGATACATGGGAGCAGACTGCCGAGGATATGGAAAATGGACTTGGATCGGCAATAAGAAAATTATATAAAGGCAGAAGAGACGAAAAGATTTATGCAAAATACAAGACGAAAAGAGGGAAAAGCAAGAGATAAAATTTCCGAAATTTTTATTTTTCAATTTCCAAAAGAAGAGGAGGTGTAAGTATGAGTAGAAACAGATCATTAGAAGAGATACAAGAAGACATTAGAACGCTGACAAGAGTACCATCGGAATTCATTCATGCAAAACTGGATGAGCTGGCAGAAGAGATTGGAGAGTTAGCGAAACCAAAGTGGATTCCATGCAGTGAACGGATACCTGAAGAGCCAAAAGAAAATCTGGTGTTTGATGGAAAATGTCTTGAAGTGTATTTGGTAACGACAAAATACGGAAGTAGCGACCAAGACAAAGTATATCCATTTAGAGCTTTTTGGAATGGAATTAATTTCACGGATGGATGGGGAATTTTGGATGTAATAGCATGGGTGCCGTTGCCGGAACCGTATAAGGAGGCTGAAGATGAATAATCAACAAGCAATAGATAGATTAGTGGAACATCTTGAATGGGGCTGGACTGAGGAAACAGTAGCTGCTATTGAAATGGGGATACATGCGCTGAAAGAAACTCAGTGGATTCCAATAAGCGAGAGATTGCCGGAAGATGAAAGCTACATACTGGTATCATTTAAAAACTCCACAATGCCAGATATCGCAAGGTACGAAGAAAATGGCGGGGGTGGTACATTCTATCCGGAAGATGATGAAAAACCATATTCAAGTTACGGAATATTTGTAAATGCATGGATGCCGTTGCCGAAGCTGTATAGAGAGGAAGAGTGGTTATGAGATTAATTGATGCGGACAAACTGGTACTCCACTTGAATGATTATGCTTTGCAAGAAGCTCCGTTCGGACGCAATGACAGTAAAAATCAGAAAGAAATCTACGAGACAATAAAAGAGTGCATGAAAGCGGTAGAAGAACAGCCGACAGCGTTTGACGTGGAGAATGTTGTCTCTAACTTAGAGCAGCTAAAGCTTGATGGAGCTTGCAATTATAAGGGGTGTGCAGATTGCCAATATCTCGATAAATGTTGGGATGGAGAAATGAGTGAAGAGCACGCTATAGATATGGCGATTGAAATTGTTAAGAGAGGTGGAAGAGATGAAGAATAAAGAGAAGTATGCAAAAGAGATTATGAATATTGCGTGTAGTGGAGATAGTATTGCCATACTGAAGAAAAGCGGGCGTATCGTTTCGTGCAATGGGACTAAATGCAATCTATGTTTGTTTTGTTGTGGTGATTGTAGTAAAGAGAAGATAAGAGAATGGGCGGAATCAGAGTACATCGAAAAGCCAGTGATAAACAAGAAAGATAGAATGTTTCTGGAGTATCTTGGTAAAGAACTCAAATATATTGTGAGAAGTAAAAGCGATAATTTGATGGCGTTCCAAAATAGTGCTGAAAAACGTGGAGATGGATGGGGGATTGGTTCTGGTGCGTTTAAATCATTGAAAAAATTCAACATCGACTTTCCAATGGTCAAATGGTCAGATGGAAAACCGTGGCTTATTGAGGACTTGAAGAAGTTAGAGGTAGTGGAAGATTATGAATAGAGAGATTCTTTTTAGAGCGAAGAAAGTAGATGGTGGAGAATGGGTTGAGGGATATGTGGTTCAAAGATATGGTGCATGGTTTATGTATGATATCAAAAATGCGGATACGTGCAGACAGAATAGCTATCTCGTTGATTCGGATACGATCTGCCGGTACACTGGACTCACGGATAAGAATGGAAAGAAGATTTGGGAGAATGATATCCTTATGTGCCATGATAATCCGGTTGATCTTGTAAAAGCAGTATTCGGAGAGTTTAACGTCATAGAAGTGGAAAGTGAAAAAGTAATAGACAGTGTAATTGGATGGCATTATGAAGTTATTCCAACGGATGAATTAAGTAAATGCGAGCCGTTTTGCTATTCAATGCCATTAACGGAAGATTATGTAAAATGGTGTGAGATGAAGGTTATCGGGAATATTTGGGATAAATCGGAGGACGCAAAACCAAAGGAAACCGATAATATTATTTATCGTGATTTCATGAAGAAAGGTAGAGAATAATGAGTAACGGATGGATTCCAACAACAGAAAGACTCCCAGATCAACGGGAGTTCATAGAATCATATGTCAGAAGTGTATATGCAGCGGAGTTTCTGGTCACGATCGAGGGAGCAGATAAGGCAACAACATTGTATTATTCCCAGACAGGTGTCTGGTTCGATGAACAGGGAGAACCGTATAAGGTTGTGGCGTGGATGCCGCTTCCGGAAAGGTATAAGGGATAAATGGAAGAGGATAAATACACAATGTATGCGGTAAAAAAGATTTGTATCTGGATGATAACAGCTATAACCATTCTGATAGCAATGAAATGGACTGGATCGGCATGGTGCTTATGGGCGTTTTGCATTCCGGCTATATTAGAGTGATGAGGGATAGAAGGTGATAATTTGCAGGAGAAACGAAGCAGAAAAGAGCAGCGAAGGGATAGACAGCAGCATTATGAGGAACTGGAAAGCCGGCATGATGCAAAGGCGTTGGAGAGATTCAAAAGACCGGCTTACCAGAGTGTGAGTGTTGCAGAATATCTGGCGAAGAAATATGACATTACAGCGGAGGTGGATGCCATTGCAGAGCGAAGAAAAAGAAATGACGGAAAATGAGAAAAAGAAGGAATATCTGAGACAGTACAGAAATCATGTCCGGCGGATACATAGAATCAATGCGGAAATAGCAGAGTTGCGATCTATGAAGATTTCCCCATCGATGAATAATGATGGGATGCCACACGGGAGCAGTCAGGGAGATCTGTCCGGTTATGCTGCAGAGCTTGACCGTATGGTATCGGAGCTGATAAGAGAACGATATGTGCGAATGGTAGAATACCAGAATATTGTACGGCAGATTAAAAGGCTACGGAGTGAAAATGAGAAAGATGTGCTGTTTTACCGATATATCCGTGGGATGGATTGGTGGGAGATTGCGGAGAAAATGTCTTATTCAGAAAGATGGATCCATAAAATACATGGGAAAGCACTGATACATTTTGAAATTCCAAAAGAGTTCATAGAAGTTCAGTAAAATCAGTGGTATTATGATAACATCGAAAAGCAAACAAGATGAGCTTTCGATATTGGAGTTTTTTCATGCTTCAAGAGTTTCTCCTTAGGTAAGTGTATAGGGAATGGGCGATCTGGTTACAGGTCGCCCTTTTTATTGAAAAAAATACGCATTTAGGGCGCATTTGTATTGACAAATACGCATTTAGGGCGTATAATAAAGAAAAAAGCACGGAGGTGAACACGTGAAACGGCGCGATTTAATAAAGAAACTCGAAGGCGCAGGATTTATGTTTAAAGAACATGGGGCGAATCACGATACATATAAACGTGGAAGTGATACAGAGCAAGTTCCTAGACATACTGAAATCAATGAGATTACAGCAAAAAAAATCCTGAAAAAATGGGGATTGAAATAAATCCCCGAGCTTTCGGGCATAATTTGTTAGCGTCAAAGTATCGATTAGATTAGTATAACTAACAGCAAGAAAGAGAGGAAAAAAAATGAAAGGAGCATATCCAGTACTGATTAAAGAGTATGGCAGCGATTATTTAGTCTATGTCCCGGATATGGAGATCTATACGGAAGGAAAAAGTGTAGCAGATGCAATGGAGATGGCACGAGATGCAATCGGCTTAAAGGGAATGGATTATTTAGAAGATAATGTTGAGTTTCCAATGCCATCAGACAAAAATACTGCATTACAAAAAGCAAAAGATGATGCAGATGAAGATTTTGACTATTCTGATGGAATATTGACTCTGGTTGATGTAGACTTTGAGGAATACAAAAAACGGATGCAAAACAGAGCTGTAAAGAAGAATTGTACAATTCCATATTGGATGAGTGTTGAAGCCGACAAAGTTGGTATTAACTATTCAAGAGTGTTGCAAGAAGCATTGATGAATCTAATTGGAAAAAGTGCAAAAGGAATATAATGTTATAAAGGCACCCTTCGGGGTGCTTTTATAATACATAAAATTCGGATCATGAGTTCAGCGGTAGAACATTCGCCTCATAAGCGAAATGTCACAGGTTCGATACCTGTATGATCCATTAAGAAGAAATCAGTTAGGATGCAAGAATTCAATGACAGACAAAGAAGCGAAAGCATTTTACAACTCATCTGCATGGAAACATAAGCGAATGCAGATATTGGATCGAGATCATTATGAGTGCCAGGACTGCCGAAGGAGAATAAAAGATGCAGCTGTATCTGGTACACAGTTGATCGGAAGAGATCGGAAGATATGGGGAGCTGAAGAGGTGCATCACATCCAGGAGCTGAAGGAGCATCCGGAGCTTGGACTTGATGATGACAACCTGATAAGCCTGTGTGCGCAGTGCCACAACCTGAGACATGGAAGAGCTCCGAAGAGGTTCGCGAGAAAGAAGAAGCTTCCGAGCGAAGAGAGATGGTAGTACCCCCCGGTCAATTCTCTGCGATTTTTGCTGAATGAAGAACGGGGATGTAGCCATGACTCTGGAGAAAAATTGAAATCTCGCGTGAAAAGGGTAGGGGTGGCATTTTTGGAAATTTACTATAAGAAAGAATTTTTAGAGACAGGCGTAAAAAGCCTGTATTTTTTGGCGTAAAAACAGCAAAAAAACGGCATGATTTGAGCGAAAAGGGGTGAAAAATTGGCTCAGAGGAAGAAAACACTGACACAGAAGCAGATGAAAGAGTCACTGGTGAGACAGTTGGAGCTTCGTGGAATGAACGCAGAATTCTACAAGGATCTGATCGATGATTATGTATATTATTGGTCGCTGAAAAAGAAACTGATTGCAGATATTAAAAGTAAAGGAATTCGATATGAAACTATCAATGGAAATGGTGTAAGAGTGGAAAAAGCAAATGAGTCTGTAGTCAATTTGCAAAAGACCACGGCCACGATGTTGAAGATCTTGGCAGATCTGAAGTTGAAAGAGCCAGTACCAGAGCCAGAAAGTTCGACGGATGGTTATCTGTAAAGAAATTGATGATTATATCAAATATGCCGAAGTACATCCGAAATGGATAAATAAAAAAAGAAAATTGCTGATAAAAAACATCGTAAAACCGACATTAAAGCGGAACGATGTTTTTTTTGATGAGAAAACGTATAGAAATTGCTTACAGTATTGCAAGTCCAATTTCTATGAACTGTTTCCGTTTCAAAAGTTCATTTATGCATTTGCATTCATGTATAAGGATGACATCCCGGTATTTTCGAAGTTCTTCATCAAGGAAGGGCGTGGAAATGGTAAGGATGGATTTATTGTTCCACTAGTTAATTTCTTTCAAACTCCACTATATGGAGTGAAGAATTATCATGTGGAAATTGTAGCAAATTCAGAGGGACAGGTTAAAGATACCTTCAAGGTCGCTTATGATATGCTACATGATAATCCGAAGTTTAAAGGAAAATTTTCCGTAACCAAAGAGTTGATAACAAATCTTGCGACCGGATCAGAAATGAAATACAACACATCCAACGCGAAGACAAAGGATGGTAAAAGAACTGGCTGCCTGGTGCTAAATGAGATTCACGCATATGAGAATTACGATCAGATAAATGTATTTGAATCCTCTTTTGGTAAAGTTAAGCATTCACGAGAATTTATCATCACGACGGACGGATATACCGTCCACTGTAAACACTCTAAGCTCAGAATCGTATCTGATGCAAGAGTCATCGAATTGGAATGGGATGCTGTAAGGAATAAGCTTATTTCGGTCACCCTGGGAAAATTCCAGTACAATTTTTTAAATAACGTATCGTCCATCATGAATAGAGTTGAACAGGCTATCCGCTCAGATGGTAGTCTTATTGGACAGCAAGTGCAAGGTACGATCAATGGAGTTAAGGCGCAGCTTAGAGCACAGTCATCCATTGCAAAAAAGCAGACGGTCCGTGCGGTATTGTTTGAGGATTTGGATCCTGACTCCCCAACATTTGGAGCAATGTGCTTAGGCACGCTCGGATTTGAGATTGCATCAGAGCGTACGGCTGATGGGAGAGATTGGAAGTGGAGCACATTCGGAACAGGACAAGGATTCTTTGCAGATTTTATTGTGGCCGGAACAATGCTTGCTGATCGTATCAAAGGCGGAACGTTGGAATTAGGCGGTGCCGGAAATGGTAATGGAGTTGCGAAAGTACTTAACGCTGACGGAAATGAGATTGTGCGATTAGACAAGGATGGTGTGTACGCAAAAGGCAAATATGTCTGTGCTAACACGGATGGGAGTCAGACGGCTACCCTTTCAAATGGAAAATTAACATTCAAGACCGAATCTTACGAGGTTGTCATCCGTGCTGGTGCGATCGGTGGATTGACAGGACTTATGATCTATCCAGAGCAAGGTGCTGTTAGAACAAAATTCCTCTCTATTGGAGATAAATTATCTGCAAGGTTTGACAATATATCGCTTCTGGCTTCGGGAAAAACGACCATCGGCGGAGCATCTCTTGAGGTGCAACGTGACGGAAAAGGATATTCCGGCAAGACTGGAAAAGCTGTCTTTTCTGACGGAACTTACCTCGAATACGTCAATGGATTTTTGGTTGGCGGAAACACGAAAGAAGGTGGCTTTTAATGGCTTGGACAATCGGAAATTACGCTCTATCACAAGAGCAGATGAATGCAAATGCGTTGGAAGTGTATAAATATCTCTCAGCAAGAGGATGGTCGCTAAATGCAATTGCTGGATTGCTTGGCAATATGCAGAGTGAGTCCTATGTCAATCCTGGAGTGTGGCAGAGTTTACAAGCGAACAACTATTCGGGTGGGTTTGGTCTTGTGCAGTGGACTCCTGCCACGAATTATACGGACTGGGCGCGCCAGAACGGATATGATATTGCAGATCCGAACGGTCAGCTGTATTGGATTGACGCCTTGTCGGAGACGACAGGACAGTGGATTCCAACAAGCGCTTACAATATGTCGTGGAGCGCATTTAAAAAGTCAGGATCCTCGCCGGAAGACCTCGCCAGTGCATTCCTCAAAAATTTTGAACGCGCCGGAGTAGAGGTTGAGTCCAACAGACGGTCACAGGCTCGGAGTTATTTTAATTTACTCGGTCAGTACGGTAAAAATGCCAAAGCTGTAGAGTCTGCAGTTCAATGGGCGATTGGAATTGCAAATGATAATAGTCACGGATACGATCAAGGGAGTCGCTGGGGTCCAGACTATGACTGCTCCTCATTACTGATCACTGCCTATCAGCAAGCCGGAATCAAGGTTAAGGATGCCGGTGCGACATATACCGGAAATATGTACTCTGCATTTTTAGCGTGTGGATTTGAGGATGTGACAGGATTTGTCAATCTGTCAAATGGTAGCGGAATAAAGCGAGGAGATATCTTACTAAACACAGCAAGCCACACTGCTATGTCGATCGGCAATGGTCAAGTAGTACAGGCGAGCCAGAATGAGCTTGGCGGTGCTACGGGAGGTCAGAGTGGTGACCAAACAGGACGAGAAATATGGTGCACGAATTATTATAATTTCCCGTGGAATTATGTTCTGAGATTGTCGCACAGTGAATCAGGCGGATCGTCAGGCGGAACATCAGCGTATATCGTCAAATGGATTCCAGGGTAGAAAGGATAAACTATGAATACAATTAAAAGGGATGTGTATGTGTTAAAAAATACCATCAAAATTCCGATTGAAATCACGGAAGGCACTGATATGATCGGAATCGAATTTACGGTCAGGGATTTTACGATTCCGGCAACGGCAGCAGTTATTGCTTACGCAAATCATAAGAGCATGAGTAGACCTAATTCTGCTCTGTGTGAACTGGCTGATAATGTGATTGCATTTTCTCCGAGATCAGGTTTTTTTGCTGTCGGAATGAATGAGTTGCAGATCAGGATCATAAACGAAGACAAGACGCTGGTATCTTTTGCTGAAAAAGTAAAATGCTCTGGATCCGCCGGATTTCCAGATGACGAGGAAGAGGATAAACAGACTCTTGTTGAGCAGGCAGTCACGGCGGTAAGCAAAGAATCTGGCGAAAGAAAAACTGCTGATGAGAATGAAAAAGCGCAGCGTATTGCAGGCGATCAAGAAGAAAGAGATGCAAGGATTGAAGCAATCAATCTCGAAAAGAGTGAAAGAGATAAAGCGATTGAAGCAGAGAAAAATGCAAGAATCAAGGCAGATGATGAAATCAAAGCGAATCGCGCAAAAACTCTCGATGCGGTAAAAACCACTACAAAAGAGGGTACATTTGTTGATGCCTTGGCGGTTAAAGAACTGAGCGAAAAGATGGACGGTATAGACGTAAAGACGGAGAATCTTGGAAAGAAGATTGCTATATTTGTAGACTCAGTTGTAAAAGGTTCAGTTAGCTTTAACACATCGGACTACTTAAAAGATGGAGTCAAATACGCTTTTACCGTAACCGTGTCCTCAGCTGTTAACGATACATCTTGTGCGCAGGAAATAAGCTGCAAGCTTAATAATACGCTGATTGGCCAGAATGGTAATTACTGTAAATTATCATCTGCATTTTGCGGACGATGCTCAAAAGGAGACACAATCCTTGTTACGTCATACAAAAATGGCGGGGAGTGGAGCATGTTTAACACGAGACTGATTTTTGTTCCGGTAGATTAGGAGGTGATGGAAAATGGCGGAAATCAATTATATCGAAATTAATGCGGAAAATCGCAGTATTACGATTCCACAAAGCGAAAAACTACTTGGAGTCGAAAATGACAGCAAGGCAATCCGAAAGTACTTCCGATGTCCGAAAATTGTCGGAGATGGAATTGACCTCACAAAATCCGATGTGCATATCAACATCCAGAATGCATCAAATAAGGTATCCGGAAAAGACAGATACAATGCCGAGAATTTAAAGGTGTCTGGCGAAAATGTAACTTTTGAGTGGAGTCCTCTGCGGAAAGCTACATCACACAAAGGCACTGTCAGATTTAGCGTGTGCGTGACTGAAGAAGGTACAGACAGAGAATGGAATACCACGATCGCGACCTTGAACGTGTTAGAAGGCGAAGAACTTTTTACAGAAAAAGAGCGTGAAGAAAGAGGCTCTGACTTTGCCGGAATCCTTACTGCGGACGCAACCGCGGATGCAGACAGCATTGAACTCGGAAAGAGCGCCTATGTGAATGGAAAGAAAATTGAAGGGGCGTTGACGAGCAAGAATGAAATTAAAGCAGTTACAAAAAAAACGGAACTATCATCCACACCAATAATCATTCCGAACTATGGTCAGAGTACAACGCCGGTGCTTAAACACACAATTGAAGTCTCTCTTGCAGACACAAGTAAACCAGTCCTGTTAAAAGGAGACGTTAAAAAAACGGTAGTGTACGACGAAGCAGGCAGTATTTATGGAGATGCAAAAGCGTCAGATGTAAGAGTCGGAAAAACATTTACGTCAAGCAATGGCGTGAAAATTACCGGAACGCTGGTAACTAGCGAGGTCAAGTACGGAACAATAACCGGAAAAGGAATGAATGGGTATCAATAAAGTAATATATGGCGGGAAGACATTGATTGACTTAACAGGCGATACTGTGACTGCGGATAAGCTGTTGAGCGGTATCACAGCACATGGAAAAGACGGAGAACTGGTCACAGGAGCGTGTACGTTCGATGTAGACTCTAACGATGCCACTGCCGCAGTTGCAGAGATTTTGAAAGGAAAAACCGCCTACGCAAGAGGTACAAAGCTTGTCGGCACGATGCCAAATAATGGAGCTGCGACGGGTTCTATCAAGACTCTGACAGACAGCTATGTGATTGCACAGGGTTACCATGATGGTTCCGGCAAGGTCGGAATCGATGCCACAGAAAAGGCGAAACTGACCGCTAATAATATCCGAGAGGGTGTGACCATCCTCGGAGTGAAAGGTTCGATGTCAGGAAGTGAAGGTGTAAAAGCACAGGCCAAGACAGTCACTCCGTCAAGCGCACAGCAGACCATTCTGCCGGATGCCGGATATACGCATCTGTCACAGGTTACAGTGGAAAAGATTCCGTATGTAGAATCCGAAAATTCTGCCGGTGGAACGACAGTAACGATTGGTTAGGGGTGATTAAATATGGCTGTAAATAAAGTGGAATATGCCGGTAAGGTATTACTTGATTTGACCGAGGATACTGTATCACCAGACAAATTGATAAGTGGTACAACTGCTCACGACAAAACAGGGGCAAAAATTATTGGTACGCTTGAAGATGTTGGCTCTGGTGAATATATTTGGAAGAAACATATTGGAAAGGTGTGGGACATTACAAGCACACCTCTCGGAACAACAGCACCGTCTGATTATTCTGATTTTATATACGGTTACTATATTGCAACAGATGATGGATATTTTCTGCTGAAAGGAAACAACGCTGCATTAGGTGCCGGACTTAGTTATATCAAAGGAAAAGGTGCAGAAACACATCCTAAATCTGTGTATAAATTAACTAATGCATATTCATATCCGTCCGGATTTACGAAAAATTATTTCAGATTAGATATCGGTGATACCTATACAGAAGGAAAAGGAAGCTTCATTGGATATGTTTCTTCCGATAATTCAAGTGCTTATCCCGATGACGGGCTGAAAGATGGTTACTATTATGTGAAGATTCAGGAAGGAACTTCTTCAGGAACAGATACATCAGATGCTACCGCTACTGCTTCAGATATTTTAACAGGCAAAACAGCATATGGAAAAGATGGTAAAATATCTGGCTCAATGACCGATAATGGTGCAGTCAACAAATCTATCAGTGGCAAATCAGAAAGATATACTATACCGAAAGGCTACCATGATGGAAGTGGAAAAATCGGAATCGACTCATCCGAACAGGCTAAGATTGTTCCAGAGAATATAAAAAAAGGTGTGTCAATTCTTGGCGTAACAGGTTCATATGAAGCAACTGCATCAGGTAGTATATCCAATAACAACTGCGAAGCGTATCTTGTAGATGTTACAAACCCAACGGTATCTTTCAAGACAACATCTGGGACAATCAAGGCTTATGGTTACGCATATGAGACCACAAAATCACAATGGGGTGGTTCGTCTACAACTGTTTACACTTTTAATGGCACAAATTATTATAAACCAGCATATTATGGTTCGCCAGCTGCAACAAACATTACTCTCGATGTTTCTGGAGGAAAGCTGACAGGATTACCGTCAGGATTAAGTGGTGGAACATTATTAGTTGTAAGGGGAATTTAGAAAAGCGGTATAAACAATGAAAATTTTAGTGGAAAGCCTAAAAAGACTGTATGAAAATAACAGGGTAACAAAAGCACAGCTCCAGAAGAGAGTAGAAAAAGGCGTCATCTCAATTGATGAATATAACTACATTGTCGGAGAGGATGCATTGTAATTGATGAGAAACAAATATATGGAAATCAGAGCAAGACCGAAAGGTCTTATTTTTATACTCAAAACAATAATGACAAGAAAGTGAAAGAAGAATGAAAGAGCTACTTTTTCAGACTTACACGATAGTGCTTCCGATTCTCTTGGGATATATCGTGTGGCTGTTAAAAAATCAGAAAAAAGACAGGGATGCAAATAGCAAAGGTACGATGCTTTTGCTTAGAGTCCAGTTGATTGAATACCATGATAAGTATATGAGACTTGGCTCAATCCCATCGTATGCTTACGAGAATTTCTGTGAAATGTATAATGCGTATCACAAACTCGGTGGCAATGGAATGATTACAAAGATGATGCACGAAATTGAAGAATTGCACCTAAGAGGAAAAGGAGAATAGAATCATGGAACAGATTATTAATTATGTGAAACCGGAACTTGTTGTCGTGGCAGTTGTCCTGTATTTTATCGGAATCGGACTAAAAAAATCTGAAACCGTAGCGGACAAATACATTCCGGCAATCCTTGGAGTTGTTGGAGTTGTAGTTTGCGGAATCTATGTTGTTGCAACTTGCGACCTTAAAGGTACACAAAATATCGCAATGGCAATTTTCACAGCGATTGTTCAGGGTATTCTGGTTGCGGGACTTAGCAATTATGTAAACCAGGTATTTAAACAGTTAAATAAAACTGAGTAG